AGAGCCACGGCTTGGTTCTTTTTTTAAAAAAAGAGAAAAAAACCAAGTAGGGTTTTTTTTTATTCATCGTTTAGTCATAGTCCATGAAAAGGCCATCCGTTGGGTACATCTCCTCCCAGGAAATAACATGATAGTCAGGATCCCATACGTTCTTGTTCTTTAGAGTATACTCAGTGGGGAATCCGGCCTTGAGGTCATCAATGTCCATGCCCACCTGGCGATACTGTTTCATATCCTGGACGGACTTGCGATCAACAATATCGTCAATGGTACTAGCCTCATCAAGAGCGTGATCATACATGAGTGAGAGATAAAATGCACGAAGCATACGATAGGCATCCAAGTTAGATCCATAGGTGCCATATGCATGGGAGATACATGAGGATATTGCATCAATAACAGTACGAGCCCTTGGTTCACGACCATAGAAACATCTCAGCATGATCTCGCGAGTTTCACGAAATGGAAGAAACTCACACTGTCCATTTTCAGGAGTGTAATGTGGATTAGGAATCACAAACTGTTTTAAGAAAGAACCACCACGCTTGACAATCCATCCATTACGAACGAGAGTGCAAAAGGATATGCCGTCGAAAAGGTCACGAAGCTCAACGCCAAAGTAGTCCCACAAGAATGCTTTGTACTTTTCACCAGAGAAGTAGGCCGCAAAAGCTCCCACCCCTTTACGATACAAGAAATCATCTCCATAGATAATAATCGCGATAATAAGCGCTGCCCAGCGTGCAACACGTCTGCGCTCTGCCTTATCAGTAATAGACGATATAGTGAAGCACACAAAGAGGAAGAACCATAGCCCTTTAACCCATGAGTCCATGTGGGACGTATCAAGAACGCCAGAGGGAACCTTTCCAAAAATTAGTTCCCAAATGTCTCCAAATGCATTGGTGAGCCTAGTTATAACATTCTTAAGAATAAAAACAAGTAACTTTTTCTTAAATGCATAAGCCGCCGACCCGTCATCTTTCTCATGAACGAGACCAAAAGAATAGTAGAGCCGAGTCCAAAAGGCATGAACAGAAAAGTCTAGCCCACGAATATCCCCCTCCACAAGTTCTAAGAGCCACATATTTTTTTTTGATATTCCGAGAAGTTTGGCGAGTCTATCAGCGCCCCCGCGAGGCCACTTATGCCCAATGCAGATATGGCCACGCTCCTTAAGATGGCGAACGCGAGTAACAAGCTTATTCGCAACAACTAACGGGGAGTTGGGGATGGTAAAAATTCGACACTTATTAACGGCTGATTGCCATTCCTCATCATTGAGCTGTTTATTAACCGGAAAGTTGTGCTCATCTTTGATGGAGTTACAGTAGGTGACAAGAAACTCTATATCATGTTCAATGAGATTTAGTACATTATGCAAATCGGATTGAAGCTTGCATATCTTCCTTGTGTTCGCAGAGACTTTAATCTTGTTACCATCTGCTGTACGAATGTTTGACGAATGAGGGGGTTCAGATCCTCCGGAGGATCCCAGGTACATACTCTGAACATCCTGAATTGTTATGACACATGGTTCAGTTCGAAATTCATGGATACCAAATTTATCAAACATCATGTCAATAGCTTTAGGCAACAATTGCAGAGGGGCAGCTGCCTGAGGAGGAAGATCTCTGGTCTCCTTCAACATCTTAATTATGTTATCAGCAGCTTTAGTAGGGTAGAGATTAGATGCGGCACTCAACACACGCGGGCGACCATTGAGACTGTGTATAACTTGATTGTGCCAGGAAGCAGAGGAGGCAGCGAGCAATTTCAAGGAAGGAACCTGGGCAGTGGGTGTCTTAGCCCACACATGACGTCGACAATCATAGTCAGAAATGTAACACCCATAACTAAAAAAGTATCGTCGATCAGCTTGCTGGAGACTAAACTGGAGCTTCTCCCCCATACCATAAAAGATACGGTCCATTGGAAGAGAACCACCTCTAAATGGCCCGGGAACTCGCTTATTAGATCTAGAGTTTGCACGAACCATATAGTAATTGTAAACGGGATTAGGATGCACACGACACGGGACCCCATCAACCAGCGAAACACGATTAGTAATCTCCGTTAGAACTTCAGCCAGGAGAGTGTTGCTTGATTTTATGGGATATGTCATCTTGAATCCCTCGGTGATAGGGTGAGCACCCTCAATTGTAACTTCACAAGAGCAATTTACATGTGTGCAAACAGCACTTGTGGTAGTAAACGTAAAATACATTTTAGGACGCTTCTTGTAAAACAAATAACCAATAATAGGAGGTAGACCGGGAGTTTTTCGTATATATTTCTGCACCGCACTTAAGTAGCTTGCGATGGATCGAAATGGTGCGAAAATGCGTAGGGACGTTATCGTATACCAATCCGACACCACTATCAC